TTAACATAACGTACATAATGCGCACTGTAATAGTGATGCTTTAACCTCGGTTGCGTATAGAGCTAAGCTGCCCGCAGCCATTGATATTCCTTGCAATCCCAGCCCATCAAACTTTTTTGCCATACGTTGCCATATAGCTTTCATCTCTGGGTTATCGTTGCGATCAGCATGACAAGCAATCAGAGCTAGCTCTGGGTCTATATTTGCATTCTCTGCAAGAAAAACTGCTTGTGAATCAGTCATATAGCGCTTTCCTTTACGGAATTCGCTGATTCGTTGCTTTGGGATATTCAAATCCATCGCTATTTGCTTGTCTTGTATGTAGTTCTGAGCCTTTTTGTAGGCTTCAATTAGTTCATTTTGATACATGGCAAGTCCTCCTGAATTTTCATTCTAGCTTAAAAGTCACCAATTTCGGTGTCTTGTAGTCATCAAAACTGGTGACTATGATGGTCATCAAATCTGGTAACTCATTTGACTGCCTTGGGCGCTTGCCCTTGAAGCTGTGCTCTTGGTGGTCATTAAATTTTTCAGGCAAGGCTCGTAATCATGCGCGAACTGGTACACGATCTTAAATCCAACACCTTCGAGTACGTCGATTTCATCGCCGCGAAGACTTGGACGACTGAACCACACCAACATGATGACCAATTGGTGCGTCCGGCCAATTACATTGACCACACTAGCCCGTCTAATCGCCATTCCAGCCTTCGCCGTGAAGCGCTGCGTAACCAAATTCACTCAATCGACATTAGTGAAAATGTTACGTCATCACAAATTGCACCTTGTGACGAATTGTATCGTCTGACTCGTCGCCACGGTGATTTCGCACCGCACATGGTGCATGCCTTCACCAACATTCTAGAGCGTAAAAACTTCTTCACAGCCATCAGCATGATTCGCGATGCAGACGCGCGTCTGCGTGAAAACGGCATCCGTTACTCTCGCACCGATGAGGAAATAGTCGAACTCGCCAAAGCGAAAGCCAAAGCTTTTGCAAAGCAGCTTTGTGTCATCAGTGACATCGAGGCGCGCTTTGCAAAGGCCGAATTTCTGCTGTCTCTTTTGGGGCTGTCGTTCCGAGAAGATTTGGTGAAGCGGATGCGAAACACTGGCCAACTTGAAGCGCTGTGCAATCGCGCTTGCTGTGACAAGTGGTTGCGTCGCCAGCTGCGCCGCGCGTACTTCGCTCAGGTTGAAAGTGTTGCCCGTGATTTGCTGCTCGTGAATGCCAGCGAAAATCCGTATTGCTCCGCGCACAGTGTGAACGTGATGAAAAGCCGCCGCTCGGACACCGAACAGGCGCTGATTAACACCGTCTGCTATCTGGAAGATGATCCACAAACTTGGTTCACGCTTCAGGAGCTGTCAGCCAAATCCACCTCAAACCCTGTGATTCGCCGCGCTGAAATGTTCGTGCGCCTCAAAGCGTTTGAGGACATCTGCAAAGAGCATGACCACGTAGCCATGTTCTACACCGTGACCGCACCGTCACGCTTTCACGTCTACAAAGGCGACCAAATCAACCCGAAATGGGAGCAAGCGGGAAAACCAGATGCCCTCGCCGCTCATCATTACCTTATGGGGGTTACGGATGCGTTTCGTAAAGAGCTGGATAAAGCCGACATCAAAATCTATGGATTACGCATTGTTGAACCACATCATGACGGTACACCGCACCATCATATGCTCTTCTTCATGCGACCAGAGCACGCAAGCGATGTGTCTCGAATCCTTAGAAGTCACGCTCTGTGTGATAGTCCAAATGAGTCAGGTGCAGCCAAATACCGATTCAAGGCAGAGAACATTGATTTCTCAAAAGGTTCGGCGGTTGGTTACGTCGCTAAATACCTTTCAAAGAACATTGACGGCCAGCACATCGACAAGGACATCCACTCCGGTCAGTCCGGACAAGATGCCGCGCAATCGGTCGTCTCATTCAACCGAATCAACGGTGTAAGACAATTCCAGTTCTACGGTGGCCCGTCGGTCACTGCATGGCGTGAGATGCGCCGCTTTCGTGAAGAATTCAAAGAGGACGATGCTGTGATACTTGGCAACCAGTTTACCGAGGATGAGCATTTCGTCCTTGAGACGATTCGCCGTGCGGCGGACGACGGCGACTTTAAACGCTTCATCATGGCGATGGGCGGCGTGTTCGTGAAACGCAAAGAGCAAACCCTGACCACGGCCTACGTGAAGAAAATCAACGTGGACGGCCTGTTCAAACAAACTCGCTACGGCGACGAAATGAGCGCGGCCATTCACGGCCTGATGTTCCGTGGCAAGACCATTCAAACCCGCTTTAAAGATTGGAAGTTCGCCAACAAGAAAAACTTCATCCGTGGTGTGCGCACCATGATGGAAGGCGCAACGATTGTCTTCAACTCGCTTGAGGAAGAATTCGAATACCACGCCATGCTGCAGGACGAATACGAACGTTTGGCGCAGGAAGCGGCGTTCTTGATGGACGTTCCCGCGATGGAACCGACCGTGATGTATGACGACGGGTTTTACAGCGAAAACACCCCGCCGCCCGATTGGGATTGGGGTTGGGCGCAGCCCGACCCCGATGCTAATTGGGTGGCCTTGGACTTGTGTCACTAACTGTCGCCACTCACATCAACCAACCACTTTCAACACAACACAAGGGCAAACAACATGATTACTCAAGGGATTATTTCTGACAAAGACGACATCGAGCAGAAGTCGTTTGTGAACGGCCAGACAGGCGAAGTGCGTGTGTCGGGTGTCCTGTCGATTCTGACCACCAAACCCACCCAGGTTGTGACGGTGAAAGTCAGTGAAGATTTATGGAAAGAAGCCAATAACGGCAAGTTCTTCGAGTCGCTGGTCGGCAAGCAAATCGACTTCATGTTGGCGCCGAAAGACTACAGCTTTATGCGCGACGGCCAGCTGACCACGGGGACGAACATCAACCTGTTCAAACTCCCCGACTCTCCGCAAATCAAGTAAGGACTGAATCATGACCGACGCGCAGTTTACTGAACTCATGGGCAAGCTCGACAGCCTGTACCTGATGGTATTTGTCGGCCTCATCGTGATTTTGATGGGCGTCGGTTGGATTGCAGGAGGACAACGCTGATGGATGAATTAGCTTTTGTTTCTTCTGTGTTTGTGGGCGCTTTGGCCATTGGATGGTCATTCGGCTTTAAGTGGCTCACGTTCAAAAAAGGCGTTGAGGCGATTGCCTCTAACAATTAGCAATAAGGAAAAGCAACTATGTTCAAAAACAAAAAGCGCCAGACTCTGGCAGCACTTGCACTACTGGCGGCAGCTGGTACGGCGTCAGCAGCAATTCCACCTGAAGCGCAAGCCGCGCTCGATTCCGTCTCAGGTTTCGCCGACACCATTCTGGCGTGGATGTGGGGCGTCGGTACAACGGTTCTGGTCGGCTTTATCGGTCTGAAACTGACCAAAAAAGGCGCCAACAAAGCGACTTAATCACCGTTCTTCGCATAGAGCCACAGTCTCGTCTGTGTTTTGGGTACAAGGGGCTTCGGCCCCTTTTTTGTCAGGTTGGCTTATGAAAAAACAATTATATTTGACCCTTGCGCTTGTCACGGGCTTGTTCTCATCTCAGGCCAATGCGCTTATCCGGATTACTTGGGGGTCATTAGAGGGGCAAGTGTTTGCAAGTCCTTCTGCGTTCGTTAGTAAATATACGGGTGTTTGTCACCTTCAAAATGGGCTTTATTACAAACCAGAAAGCATCCGTTACACCACGACGACTATCACCCTACAAGGACCGTCTTACTCTAATTCTAACTGTTCTCGTGTTTACAGTAGTTATGTGAACTTTAACCTTTCTTACTCTGGTTACACTTGCCCAGAAGGTACTGAGTTTGTTGAGGCTACGAATTCCTGTGAAGCGCCGCCGCAGGTTCTGTGTCAAGACCGAAAAGCCCAAAATGCCCCCGGTGTGGGCACCGTACCGGACGACGGTAAAGCCATCACCGCGACGCGCTACTATTGTGATGCATCGACCATGTGCGAAGCGATTCAGACCTATACCGCGACTAACGGCAATCTCCTCAAGAACAATTATTATACGGGTAATGATTGCGTCGGCTCTGAAGAAGATTACGACGACAGTCCTTGGTATGGCGAAAAGCCAAAAGATCCACTTCCTAACGGTTGTACTCCGCATCCGTACTTAGAAGACGGCGGTTACTTCTGTAACAAAGACAATGACGGCGACGGCAAACCGGATTTAGACGCCGACATCGATAACGATGCCGTGTGCGATTACGACTCGGACGGCCATTTCTCCTGCACGGGCGGCAGTTATGACAAGCCGTTCGAAGTGACTGACCCGACCAACCCCATTGATGACACGCCAGATTTTGAGGGCGGCTCAGGCAGCAACCCCAATCCGATTGATTCGGCCACCTCGCCCAATGTGGATGACTCCCCTGCACCGGAAGGCTCTGACCAAGGCGTCATCGCAGCGGTGCGCAATCTCAACAGCAACCTGACGCAAGCCATTACCACCCAAACCAATAAGAACGTTGAAGGCTTCAACACCGTCAATCAGCAGCTGGCCGAACTCAAGCAAACCAATACCCAACTTGGCCAGACGATTGTCGAGCAAATGCGCCAGGATAAACAAATCTACGACAACACCAAGGCGCTCATTCAAAACAGCACCAATGGGATTGTCAGCAATATCAATTCCTCTGCCAACCGCGTCAAAGATGCCGTGAAGCATGCTGAGGACGGCATTGTAAAAGCGACCAAGGACGGCGCGGAGTCGGTCAAAGGCGCGGTCGAAGCCGGAACGGAACAACTCGACGGGTCCATCAATGCCCTTGGTGACAAGCTCGACGGGCTGGCCGATGCGGTGTCCGGTGCCATTGGCAGCATTTGTGATCCCAACACTGATTCGCGCTCGTGCGAAGGCAATCATGGCCTGACACAGCCGCAAGTGGCCGACATGTTCAATCAGATGAAAGATGAACTGGATGCGCAAGTCTCCGCAGGTGAATCCAACCTCAAAAACACCATGCAACAGTTGGTCGACACACCGAAGATGAACGAAGGTAAAGACCTCATCGAGCGCATCAATGATGAACTCATCGGTGTGCTGCCGTCTTCTTCGGAATGTTCCGCGCAGCCCTTACAAACGCCTTTCGGCACGTTCTCCATTGGCTGCGAGTTCAGCGTCCGGCTGAAAGCCATTTTGTCGTTCTTGTTCTACGTCTACACCCTGTATTCCCTCGTGGACATTCTGCTGACAGGCTTTACGCCCGTCGCGGGAACCGTTCCTTACACCTCACGGAGATAACACTATGCCTGTTTTTCTGCTTCCCGTTCTCAATGGGATTGGTAACGCGCTCAAGGTGCCTGCCATTGCAGCGTTCTTGTCGAGTCTCGCAACTCAGGTGCTTGGCTTTTTCGTCAACCTCAAGTTTGCACGGGCTGTCGCAATCAACCTCACGGTCATTACGATGGTTGTCGGCCTGACACTGGCCTCCATGACGGCCGTCTATCTCATTGGCAGCGGACTGTCGCGGGTTACCCCGCCGTATCTTTCTCAGGCTTGGGGCATGTTTGTTCCTAGTAATGCGTTGCCTTGCATCAGCGCGATATTTTCAGCGCGGGTGATTCGCTGGCTGTGGTCATGGCAGTTCTATGTGATCTCCAAAGTGAGCAGCTCATAATGGCCTCGGTCTATTTTGTCACGGGCAAGCTCGGCTCCGGTAAGTCTCTGACGGCGGTTGGCCGCATTCGGGAAGCGCTGATGCGCGGCGTTCCGGTTGCGACCAATCTCAACATCAACCTTAAAGAAATGCTGGGGCGCAATAAGCGCAATACCCGCCTCTATCGCTTGCCCGATAAGCCTTCTGTCGAGGACTTATCGGCGCTCGGCTATGGCAATAAAAGTTACGACGTCACCAAAGACGGCTTGATTGTGCTGGATGAATGCGGGACATGGTTCAACTCGCGAACGTGGAATGACAAAGGCCGTCAGGCGCTCATTGACCACCTGCTGCACATTCGAAAGCTCGGTTGGGACGTCATATTCATTGTTCAGGACATCTCGATTGTGGACAAGCAAGCCCGTCTCGCACTGGCCGAACACACCGTGTTTTGCCGTCGTCTCGACCGCATGCAAGTGCCCTTTTTATCAACGCTGGTCTGGCTTTTGACGCTTGGCCAATTGCGCCTCCCGATGCCGAAATTGCACGTAGGCATTGTGAAGTACGGCGACAACGTGAACTCGCTGACGGTCGATAAATGGATACTGTGGGGCACCGACCTTTACAGCTGCTATGACACCAAACAGATGTTCATGAACAACTACCCGCACGGCCTCTACAGCGTTCTGCCGTCTTGGTACACGCACGGGCGCTACACTGTCACGTATACACCGAGAAACCTCATGAGAATCACCAAAATCTATCTTCGCAAGTACTCGCGCATTGCCATGTTTACCATCGGTGCGGTGCTCGGCGCTGCAGTGTGGCACGTCTCTGCGCCCGCCCCTGTGCAAATCACGCAAATCGAAGCCACGCCAGAGCAACCGAAACAAAACCTCAAACAACTGCTTGATGGTTATCGCATTGTCTCGTACAGCGCCCTGCCAAACAGCCCGATTCAGTTCGAACTATCGAAAAACGGCCATCACCTGACCGCGTACGAACTGCGTTCTATGGGCTTTGAGATTTCGTCAAACGGACGCTGCGACATCATCATTCAATCAGGAGAACAACGTGAAAAAGTTAATTGCTAAACTGGCGTTCGTTGCGGCGCTTGCCCTGCCAGCGATAAACGCACCGGCATTCGCGGATGACCTCCCTGTTTTTGAATCGACTAACACACCCATTGCGGAATTTGTTTCTTGGTACTCGAGACAGACAGGTCTCAAAATCCTGTTAGGACAAGGCGTCACGGGCAGTGTCAGTTTCACTGCGCCAAACTTACTCCCCGCTGAGTATCCGGATTTCTTTGACTCAGTGCTGCGCTCTCATGGGTATGTTATCGAGAAAGACGGCGGCGCGTACGTGATAAAGGTCAGCCCTGAAGCCGTGCAGCCGATTACGCCGTCTGTGGTGCGCTTGTATCGCTTCAACTACGTGCGAAACACCAAGGTCGTTGACCTTATCGCCTCGGCGCTGCGTGCGACCAATACACAGATGATTAAGGACAAGCCGCTCGACAACTACATGGTGCAAGTGCTGCCCTCAACCAATGCGATCATTGTCAGCGGCACACCGGATCAACTGGCAGAGATAGAAGTTATCATCAACGGTATCGATGTTCGCCAGCGTCAGGTGTTTATCGAGGCGGTCATTACCGAAACCGAACTGGGAGGCAGTCAGGAAATCGGCGTGAACCTTCAAGCAGCATTTGATAACGCAGGATTCGTCACTAATCTG